AGAGAAAGCCATAGTGTTTCCTTTCGTAAGGAGACATTGGGCCCCCTCTGAGTGATTCAGCCGTAGCGGGATTGCTACGACTGCATCTGGACGAGACGAATAGGCGTCACTTCGGTGTCGAAAATAAAGTCCCGCAAGGCTTCGACGAGGTCGACACAGTCGGCATCTGAAAAGCCAAACGAGGGTCTCGAAATCGACAACGAGACAGAAGCAGCTTGCTTCTGGACAAGGCCGCTGTAAGGATTGGTGGCATCCTTCGTCCACGTCAATTTGACGTAGTGACGGTTGCCATTCTTCCCGGGCGTATGGGTGATGATGGTAGAGAAACCACCACCACCCGTATCAACACGCTCGGTCCCATACCCATCTGTCCTCACAACAGCGAGGGTCAGCTGGGGAATGGGAGATGCAGCGGCGATAGTGACGGGATCGACAAGCATAGAACGACTCCTGGTAGTATGAGGTGATCATCTACGGAAGGATTCCGTAGAATCACTTGCGCCGACTCGCTAGAATCGCCGCAAGTATTGATTGCTGGTACAAGCTCAAGGAGCTTGGTTCCAGTATCGTTTTCACATCGTACGCACTGGTAACGTTCCTACGAATCTGTAGGATATAGTTCAACTTACTAGTATGAGACTTGTACCTTTGGGTCCAAGACTGACTAGTAACTGAATTGATACGACGTTCCCAGTAATCGTCACTCCTCCAACTACGTGTGGTCGTGATTTCACCTTTCGTGATACCGGTGAAAACACCCCAGTTGATGAGCGACTTGTCTGTGTTGATTATGTCAATAGCTTCGACATAGTTACCCAGACCAGTAAACCAGTCAACTAGCCAACTCCAAGGGACAAGGTTATTCAAGTCCGTTGGCATTGGGTTCACACCCAGTTTATGAAGAAGCAATTGCTTCTTAAAAAACTGGTACGTTCACCTTCGGAAAGTCGAAAGTAGCATTGACTACCATCCGGTATTCATGCTGCCTCCGATGTTCAGTTTGCACACGAATCGCAAACTGTTCCGGAGATGGGTAGTCGTAGGAGAAGCCAGGAGTATCGGTCGTTTTTCCAGCATTCTTGCTGAAAGAACGGAACGTTGTTGGTTGGCCAGATCTTCTCATAAGGCGATTAACCTCACGAGAAGCACGAACTGGCTTTTCCAACAAGTCCATAACATCGCGGTAGATCTGCTTCCACCCGAAATGGTACGAAACGTACTGTCCGGGTATGTCCTTGGAACCGCTATTGAGATACTTTCTCAATACGGTTTGTTCTCCAAGAGGCAGCAAGTGGAAGGACTGATTAAAGTTCTCGAGCGCACGCTTCAACGATAGAATCGCGCGCGGGAGATCTTTAAGCTCCGCCACATTGCGAAACGCCGTATAACGGCGTGACATCGGAACTGTCTTCGCAAGCATCCCAAGTGCTTTCTTTTGCATTTGGGATTCAAGCTCGGCAATTTCCGACGTTCGCAGAGCATCCAACGATGCTTTGGACATCACTGCACCGGGGCCGGAGTTCTGAGTAAAGTAGTAATCATCGGTCCAAGAGACCTGATTGTTACAACTCATGCTCAGATCGTTATGCCTACTTTGATAGTAGGAGTTCTGGAGTGCTGGCGAGGTGATTTTGTAGCGAAAATGCTCAAACTCACCCAGCTCAGACCCCATGGGCCTAGTTTTCGAAGTAGTATCCTTGGTGGTAGTTACAGAAGCACTTTGCTTCGGTAAGTTTTGACTTACCTGTAACACCGTTCCCGAGGTCGGCATTAGGATAGGCGGACTGTAACAGAATAAACCTGGAGGACCTCCTTGGGTCGACCAGATAAAGCTCTGGTAGTTCTGTCTCGTTCGATACTGACGATACTTACGTTCGTCAAGAACCGACTGGACTTCCCTAATCCGCGTCCTATTTACGGGGGTAATCTTGACTGGGAGTGCCCGAAACTTCTTCATTGGGTCAATCGCGAGTGCGAAAGACTTAATGACGGAGAACGGGATAAACTCGAAGACAAGCTTCCCCACACCGGTAGCAGTTGCTTTAGCTCGTGCGAACCGTTCCTCATAAAGCTTATGAGGATCAAGAGGGCCGCGTGGATCCTCACCAAGATTGGTATGGAACTTGCGGTTCCTCTCAACGATAAGCATGGGCTACTCCATAGATGTGAAAGGGCGGTCTGGACACTTTGTCCAGGTGGACCCCGTGAGGG